TTGCTGCACAGATAGCGGCAATGTCTACCGCTTGCATTACTCTTTAGGTGCGCCGATACCAAACTGAGTATCGTCAGGGTTCAATGCACGCAGAATAGGTGCGATAAAAGCAACAGCAAATGCTTTCCAAATCTCGCTTGGATTTGCGTCAGGTGCTGTTACATAAATTGTTGCTAGACAGACAAATGCTGATCTTGCATAGCTGTTAACCATTGCCCAATGTTTTGCTTTCATATCTTGCCCCCTAATAGTGGTATGTCAAAGAAACTGCTGTCATGATCGGAAGCCTTGGTGAAACTTATATGTATGTGGTGCATGTGTTTATTTATTCCAGAATACTTGCGCCACCGCCACCCCAAGATAGGACTGGCTATTTTGCCCAAATGAATTACATAAGCGATACGCTTTGTACTTTTCCCATATTGTCGTATCTGATCTGCCAAGTCTGCTGAAATCCCTTTTTGGTCAGAAAGCCGAGCGTCAATGTCCAAAGCTCGTACGCAACCTGTGGTTGGGTCGGGATTATGGTCTGACTTTCTAGCTGCATGTCGTACATCACCAAGCCACCCATCAGATGAACGCAAGCGTGAGATGAAAGAATCGTCAACCTGCTCTCTGAATTGTGCTGCTGACTTAGATAACCAAGGTTTCATTAGGCTAGTAGTAAAGCAGCTTCCTCAGCTGTGATACCTAACTTGGCTAATAATTCAGCCTTTGCTTCTGCCTTAGCAGCATCTTCAGCCTCTTTGGCTGCCTTATCTGCTTCTGCCTTTGCTCGGTCTGCTTCTAACTGCGCTACTTCCTCATCAGTTAGTTCAACCTCAATCTGCTCTTTAGTTTCGCAGTTGATGATTAGTTTAGTTGGGTTTGGCATGGCTCTCCTTTATGAGTTTTTAATTCCGTATAAATAGGCAGATGAGTATTGCAACCAAGCAGTTCCATCACCTGGAATTATTTTGATTGATGTAATGGCTGCGGTATTTGACCATAAGTTTGCTTCTAGTCCCATATCAGCAGCAGTAGCGTTTGTTTCAGCAACGCTTTCACCTGAAGCAGATTTGTAATTTGAACCAGCATAATTTGGTATGTATAAACTTGCGCTTCCGAAAGTGTTAGATGTCGAAGTGTTGGCATTTACACCACTAAATCGCATTTCAGTATAACTGCCCGATAACGCTGATGAGCCTGTGCCATATAGGTTTTTCAATGATCTGTTTGAACTTGCGCTATTAAACTGTAAATTAACCCAAGTCATTGAACGGCTATCATTACTGCGTAGTGAAACAACTAATTGTAAATCTGTAAATGTTGATGGAATAGATGTGAACTCTATATTGGCTGCGCCACCAGACCCAACTTCGGTTTTAGATATTAACTCAAATGTATTAGCCATTATGCCGCCTTAATTCCGTAAAGGGTAAACATAGAGCCTGAAGTGAACGAGGCAGATACTGTAATACTGTTTATAGCGTTTGTGTATTGCCATAAACCAACATTAGCCATCACATAAGCACTGTTTGAAGTTCGCATTAAACCTGTTTTGTATGTTGTTGTGTTGGCATAATTCATTAAATGGATAATTGCAGTTCCATATTTGCTAGTGCCTGTGTCTGAACCAGCCACATAAATCCACGAACTTTGATTTGATTGGCGATCTGAAGCAGAAGATGAACCATCACCATATATTCTAGTAAATGAATAGGCACTACCACCAGTTCCATTAAATGTTATTGCAGTATTAAAACCACCTGAATTAGCGTTCATTACTAAAACTAAATCTGTATAGGTTGAAGGAATAGAACTAAATGTAATACTAGAAACGCTACCAGTTAAAGTTTGTGTCGCTATCGGTTCATAAGTTGCTGGCATGTTAATCCTTTATTCCGTATAAGGCAAAATGGGAATACTCTGCAATAGATGTGCCACCAGTTCCCAAAATGGTAATTGAAGTGATGGCGTTGGTTGATCGGTATAAACCTGAAATTAAATCTATGTCCTCATTACCACCATTGGTGTTAGTTCCACCAAGTGAACGAATAACTCTGTTTTTATTAGCAGTTTTGAAATCTAAAATATCAGTTACAAATGCGCTGAAATATGTGCTAGAAGTTCCCCAATAATTAGATACAAATGGCATTGAAGTATCGCTTGTGCCTGTTGCACCAGCCCCAGCAGACGAACCATTTCCGTATAAAACATGAGAATTGTATAAACCTGAATTATCGCCATTAAATCTCATGGCAACATTTTGGTTGCTGGTTGTTTTAACAATTCCTCTAAGTTGTAAATGTTTGTAAGAACTCCAAGCAGAACCGCTTTCAGTAAAAGTGATGCTGGAAGTTCCACCTGAACCAACAACAGTTGTGGCTATGCTTTCATAAGATGAAGTTGAAGGTGTAACTCCAACCCCATAAAGTCCAGCAGCAATATTGCCAATCATTAGGCGATTGCACCCACTACATACCAAGTGTTAGCAGCGGTTTTGATCGCCACAGCTGTTTTGTATTGTGCCAATGTTGGTTGTGCTGGGACAGCACCTGCGCTTAAAACAGCAGTTGTGCCTGAGGTTACTGCCTTGATTGTGCATAATCCTGCACCAATGTTAAGAATTGTAATGGCTGTACCAATAGGAAAATTGACTGAGGCGTCTGTTGGGATTAGAAAATTGATAGCCGTTGACTTGTTCATTAGCTCTAATGTCTGATAAGCGTCACCTATTACAGCTGTATAATCGCTTGTGTTGGCTGCGCCTACCGTAAATGAGGTAAGACCGTTAAACATTGCAGCTGAGAGAACATCACCTGTTGAAGCTGGAAAACCTGTTGCCATTTATTACTCCTTAGTAGCTAAGTATATCATCACCGAGGACACCATAGGTGGTATTCCCGATTATGAACCCATCAGTTATAGGTTCTAGTGTGACTGCGGTACACAGCATGCGGTTCGGGGTGATATCCCAAGCCAAGCCTTGAACCTGTAAGTTCTTGGTGATGGTTGAGCCGTCAGGCTGTATATTTGAAATGTTGACATTATCAAAGTATTCGAGGGCGAGCATTGTGTCAGTAGGTACAGCTGTGTCTAATAAATCCACAGTCATCTCATCAATACGGATAGTCGTATCTGACCTTGTAGCCACATAAATACGGGCTATGTTGTTGGCGTCTGTGTCTGTCTGTACGACTAAATCATTGTAGTTAACGCTGTGAGGGAAATAGGTCGCAACGCTACCTGCGTCCTCTGCAAACTGGGCTGTGCCACCGATACGGGTAATAGTCGCTTGGTTGATAATCAACTTATCGTCAAATGCAAATTTAAGGTTTTTGTAAGGTATGCCAGTTGACTGGTTAAACTCAATAGGTGTGCCACCAGCTGAAGCAATGACATTAGCTCGGTTCTTAAATACTGCCTGACCCTCGGCGTTCATAAAGAAAGCACCTTGCTCAGAAAACTCTGCATTGATAATGGCAGTTAAAGCTGTGCGTGTGGTCGCTGGGTCTGCTTGGCATAATGAGTTGCCAGTATCTATTGAGCGCATACCATTAGGGAAAGATACTGTGTCTAATATCTTGCCTATGCGTGTGCCAGTATCTTGACCATTGGCTGAACCTGTAACGGTTGTAATGTTGGCAAGGTTAAACAAACGGAAACCATCAACAGCTGTAATGTCTACATAAGCCACTTGCTCTGCTTGATCATAGGTGTAGGTATAGGTTGTTGTGTATCCACTAAATAAATAATAAGAGACTCCGTTGTAGGTAGCAGATATTCTCATTTTGCGTAATGGTGTCAATTGTCCATACAGGTCTGAGTTTGTGTTCTGAGGATTAAATCTACCGTCTTGGTCATAAACCCTGACTGTTGCGCTGCCAGCCTCGTATGTGTCTCTGAGGATGTTGCGACCACGCTTAATTTGAATACTGCGTGTGATGTCAGTCACATCAATAACTAATGCAGGTGCAGTACCGTCACCAAGGATACCGTAACCAAGTCTACCGTTAACAGGGTCGCCAATAGTAAATGGGTTGCCAAAGGTTGCGCCTGAGTTAAAGTTAAGGCTGACATTTAATTGAGCTGGTAATGCCATTAGTCTATTAGTGACAATCTATTGATTTTGGACTGTGAACCTGAAGCTGAATTGTTTAACTGTTGAGTTGTCACAATATCAGTTAATTGTTGACCGCCAACTTCAACCTTGACATTGACTTGTGTGCTTTCTTTAGTTGTAGCTGCAATTTTAGCCATTAGGCTGTCATAGATACCCGTAACCTGTGCCACTCCAGCAACAGCCTCTTGACGGGCTTGTTCTAAAGTTTTCATTGGTGTAGCCGCAGGTTGTACTTTTAATGCGTCTTGTGATGCTTTAAGTTTAGCCAATTCTGCTAAGGCTGCCAACACATATTGCGGATAGTCAGCAAATGGGTTTAAGGCTTTAGGCAGGTTGTTAATAAATGTCGCTAAACCTGTGGTTTGCCCCTGAGATATGAGCAACGCATTACTTAGGCGATCTGCCTCTTTTACATTGCCATTTAATAAAGCTAGTTGTAATTCTAAACGCAATTTCTCATTAGCGGTAATTTTGCCTTGCAAAGCAATAAGGATTCCAGCCTGTTCAACATCAAACATAGTGCCAGCCTTTTTGAGTTTCAACTGGTCTTGTTGTGCTTTAGTCAAAGCCTTTGTTGCTTTTAATTGTTTGTCAGACGCTACTGCTTGTGCTTTGGCATTTTTGTTCATGTCATAGATATTGCCAAATGTAGGTGTAAGCGCCTTGTTACGATATGGCGCTTTAATCCTCATCATTTCCTCAGCAGAAATAGTCCAACCTGTGCCAATAAATGCTTTAGTTGATTCAAAGAACCTAGCAAAAGAACCGCCAACATCTAGGACTGCCTTACCAACACGCTCTTTAAGTTGATCATAAGCAATGCCCAAACGGTCTATTTGTCCTGTGTAACCCTCGACAGCTGCTGAAGCTTGTCCATAAAAATTGTTATTAAGCGCAGTAATGGTTGAGTCAAAATCGCCAGCCTTTAATTGAGCAGCTGATAAACCCACGCCTAAACGCTGTAATGCTGTTGTATTGCCTAGATAAGCCTTGCTCAGGGCAGTTGTAGTGGCGTCTAGGTCTTTGCCAGTACCAGCAGATACATCAAGTGCTGTGCCTAATAATGCTTGTGCCTTGTTAATATCTTTGGTGGCGACCAATAAACGCTGAAACGCTGGGATTAAATTATCATCTAGTATGCCTGTGGCAAGTGATAATTTCTTAATGTACTCATTAACCGCTGGGGCTTGAAAAGCCATGCCTAGGTTGTTCAGGGTCTGATATAAAGCCTTAGCTTGTTTTTCTGACTCATAAAAGGCTGCAACTGAGTTTTTGCCAAAGTTAAGTATTGAACCACCTAGGGCTAACGCAGCACCTTGCTTGGCTAATTTTTTTAGGCTTTTCTCTGCTTTATCAAATGCGTCTTTGCCAACAAACTGCGCACCAATTTTGACTGATAAATCTGTCTTTGCCATTATGCCGCTGCCTTCTTATTATTGTTAAACTTATATTTTGCATTTTCCATTGCTTTAATAACTTTAGGTGTAACCTGTCCGTTGGTCTCTGCCCATGCTCGGAAAATAACCCGTCCGTTCATTTTACGACTTAGACGACCTCTTTGATTTGCTTTGCGTGGCACTTGATAAAGTGCAGGCATACTGTGAATAAATTGATAACCTGCAAGTGGGTTATTTGAATCGTAGTAATCAATATATTCTTTGCCTGATTTTTGAGCCACTTGAAATACGGTATTTTGTGCGCCTTTGCGCTTTTGTACTCTTGTGTAAGTTGGTCTGCCATTAGGATATTTACGACCAGCAGTTTCATAAATTGCACCGCCAGCCTCTGAGTTAAATATCTGCGCAAGGTAACTAAAACCTTGTTTATTAGGCTTGCTTGGTACTGTTGTATAACCAACGCCACGACGGGCTTTTAATCCATTGTATCTAGGAAATGGTCGGTAGTTAATGGTTTCAGAACTAGAGACTGGCTTACCCCACCCTGACAAAGGTGCTTGTGACGGTAAATAACTTCGAGCTTGGCGAACTACTGGCTGTAAATAACTAGCCATTTCTTTATTTAATTCTTTGCCTAATGTAGGGCTATATTTGCGTAGAGCAACACGAAGTTCCCTACCGCCTTTTACCTCTACCATGCTGCTCAATTTGTTTAGCCTTATCTTTCATATATGCCAAAGTTGCTAACAACATTGACCTGTCCATGTTAATAAACTCGCTGTGAGGTATGCCCGTCTCAACCGCTAATGAAGCGATCAAATAACTTAGATCATACCTCGTCACCCATTTGGGGTATCAGCGTCTACAATCTCTACCTTTTTCAAGGTCTCTAAGAACTGTTCCCCAAATGGCTTGACTGTCTCACCTGATCGGCGTAGGCACTCCCACGCTAACCAGTAAATGTCAGACTGGCGTTCCTCGTCTCTAAAACGCTTGTGAAAGCCAGCCTTAAAGTGTTGTTCAAATGCGTACTCAATCGCTGGTGAGATTTCAATAGTTGTATCCTCACCTGAAGCCTTGGTGATTTTTAACGCTAACAATTTAACTCCTTAGAAAGTACCTGTGGTTGCTACTGCAACAGTACCACTAATGTTCCAAGTTACATCTTGTGTGCCTAGATCAGCAACTGCGCCGTTAATGTCGGTTGTGTTGTTTACTAATGCTGTGAAAGTGTAAAGAGGATTTGTTGCTGAAACAGCAGTTCCCTTTTCTTGTAGTAGTACGCAAGTAACATTTGTTCCCCATGCAGCTTGCAATGTAGCAAGTACATTTGCTGACGCTGTGTCATTTAGGAAAGAAATTGTTACTGATGAGGCTTCTAAGCCTTTAACAAACTTGTGACCTGCGTCACCCATTGCTGTCACCTCTAACTCGTCAAATGAACGGTTAAGAGTTACAGCTGTTACATGGTCGGAAAGATCAACTGAGTTAACCTTAACGCCAACCTTATTATTTAGAAATACAGCCATTGGTTATTCCTCGTCTTTCTTTACGATCTTTGGCTTTTCGGTTGATGGTGCTATTTGCCCGACTTTTTCAAGCCAAGCCTTATCCTCGGAAGGAATATCATGTTCATTGCTCATTTTAACTCCAGCTCGTAATTGCGCTTACATTGATTGTGGCAGTTAGCATTTCCTGTGCTTCAGCCAATACAGCTGGGGCTGAAACGCTTGACACATTAAGCTTCAATGTTGAAGCGGCTAACTTTGTAAATACACCAGTAACCATTTCCTCTAATTGTATCAACCCACCTTGATTATCCAGCATAGGCACAATGCAGGTGATTGTTAGATTGGCTTTAGGTGCAATGTTGTATTGGTTGTTGCTAGGTTCTAGCATTGGTGAATCCCAGTTAATTATTACTGAGTTTGCAATGGGTGAGGCAGGTGGAAAGGAAAAGACCTGCCACACCCCAGCGTTCTCTAACGCTGTCGCAAGGGTTGACCGTAGTGTCGTAACGGCGACAGTCATTGTCAGCCAACCAAGCTGTTAGGACTTAAATATGGTGCTAACAAACCTCTTACTTTTGCGATCAGACTGGCAGACATACGCCAAGGGCTAGGTTGAAAATCAGGTGTAATACTTGTTGAGTTGCTGGCTTGGCGTGATTGCCAAATGTCCACAGCAACCATTAGTGAGGCTTCACGAACTGCTGGCACAGTCGCATAATCGACATAAGTGTCAGCTGAAACAGTTCCAAATGGGTTGACTGGGTGAAATGGGGCTGGGGTATTGTTACCAGCAATATTGTAAGTAATGGTGTTTCCGCTAACACCAGTTAAAGTCTTTGAGCCATTATGTTTAGCACCGTTACCGCTAATGACTACTGTTTGACCAACATAATAAACGCCGTAAATTGATTGGCTAAAATATAAAGTTCCAGTTGTAGCTGTGTTGCTATGCCCAACATTGTTTAATTGATTTTTCCAAAGATAAGAACTAATAATATCCTCAGATGATTGGCAGACTTCCTCGACAACTGCATCGCTGTAAAGTGAACCAATGCCCAGCGCAGATCGTAATTCCGCTACTGTCACATAAGTCGCTGCCATCTTGTTCCTCTCTAAAAGTTAAGGGGCAAAGGCTTCCAATGCCCCTTAACGGTTGTTTCCTCTATCGGAAGGTTAAGCAACCATCCACTTGTAAGCACCAGCTGCAACCTTAGTTGCGATTGCGCCGTAACCATAGTAAGCAACTGAGATTTGTCCAGTTGAAATTAGGTTGCTCTCTAAGCGGTACTTGCTTGATTCGAACCATGTGTACGCAGATGGGTTGATAACGATCATTGAGTTATCGCCTGTGCCTGAAAGCGCACGAGATACACGAAGGTTTAAGCCACCAATGTTGCCACGAACATTTGTAGGTGTTAAGTTACCTGAAGCGTTCTGTGGGTTAATTGTTTGTGTGAATACTGCACGGTTTGATCCGTCTACTAGACCCATCAATGCACCCCATTGTTCAGGTGATACAACGATGTTTTCAGCAAATCCCAATGTACCTGAGTAGATTGAAACTGCTGCGTCTGCAATGAAGTCTTGGATGTTAGCTGCTGTAAGAGTACGGTTTCCGCCGTCTGTTCCACCAGTAATAAGAGCTGAACCTACTGCTGCGTCAGTTGCCTTTGCATAAGCAAATTCCATTTGACGAACTAGCTCTGAGAAAAATGCTGGGGATGAGCGATCTAACAACTCAACTGAAAAAGTCTGTTGTCCTGCATACTTCTTAACATCAACTGTTAGGAAAGATACATTTTGATCTTGCTCTGATGGTGCTGCGCCCTCTGCTGTCAATGCAACAGTTGGTACTTGTGTCAATTTAGGAATCTCAAATGACATACCAGCGTCAGGAAGTGCTGCTGATGATACTGAGTCAATAAATGGACGATCAGCATTTGAAAGTGGGTTGATGATTTCAGTTAGCTGACGAGTTGGAATAAGACCTGCGTTGTCAGTTGTGTCTGCTGCTGCTGAAAGATATTGACGAGCAGCGTCATCATTTAGGTATTGCGCACGAAGGGTGTTCTCTAGGAACTTTTCCTTTGTAAACTCTAAGCGAGGCTTAGCGTAGATAGGTGCTGCTACTGTTGGACGAGCAGAGGCTTCAACCGCAGGGGTCTCTGTTACCTCAGTCGCAACAGATTCAGGTGTTGTGTTTTCCACAATTTCCTCATTTTCTGTTTTGGTTTCGGTTGTAACTTCTGCATCTTGTGATGCAGCAACACTCAATACCTCTGCTGATTTAAAAGCAGCAGCTTGTACAAGTGAAACTTCAAGTAAGCGTGCCGCACTAACACGGTAAACGCCATTGCTATTCTTTCCCTTAATAACTTCAACACCAACTGAAAGACCGCTGCGTAGATTCTCGCTTGCCTCAATTAGGCTGTCTGTGCCTTTGGTGGTGTTGGAGACCTTAAACTCTGCATAAAGACCTGAACCGTCCTCGGTTACATTTTTCATGCGTCCGATTGGTTGCTTAGGGTCATGCTCTAATAAAAGTTTTACTTTGCTTGGGTCTGCTATTTCGATTGACCCTTTTTCAAATATAACTGCGCCAGCAGATGTGTTGCCAATTTCGTTTTCAAACGGAACGATTTTGCCAGCAATAATGCGGCGGGATTCTGACGCTTCTAGGTCAGCTGAAAAGTTAATTATTTCCATTAGGACTTAGTTCTTCCATTTCTCTAGCTTGTTCTACTGTGATTAGATCAAGGGCTAACATTTTTTCAATTACTGCTAAACGCTCTAATGGGTTGGCTCTTAAAAATCCTGAGTCCATGTCGAACGCTACAAACTGGGTATTTGGTGTTAAATCATCCATGCTTAATCTAGTTTCAATAGCAGAGATGTAAGGTTGCAAAGATAGGCTTACAAATTGGCGACGCTCATCTTGAACATTTGCGTAAGTCATTGAATTGTTTTGGTCTGCTGAAATGTAATAAGCAGGAACATTGAACAAACGGGCAATTTGTGTTGCCATGTATTGTTGAGCCTCGTTATACATCATGTCTTTTGGACTAAATGATGTAGGTTGATATTCCAAGGTTGATGTTAGGTAAGCAGTTGAGCGTTCTGCTCTTGATCGCTTCCATGCAGTCAATAAACCTGATACTTCAGCAGGTGGTAGGTCTGCACCGTTATTTTTTAAGATTCCTGAAGGTACTGGCGTTGAAGCAGCAGTAGCAGAAGCTTTTTCTAAATCAATTGCAGCTCTTAAGATTCTTGAACCAGCATGCAGGATTCCATCAATAGGTGACTGGAAGGTTACTAATGAACCAACACCTGACATTGGACGCTCTACGCCATCTACCATGTAATAATCAACGAAAGTGTTTTTCTTATTTAATTGAACTTGAACTCTTGTGTTATTTACAAAATCAAAACGAGCAGGACGGTTATCGTCTGCAAATACTTCAGTGACCTCTAAATATCCAGCACCGTAGAATATAAGTGCGTCTACTAATGCAGTTAGGATGATTGAGTTAGGTGCTGACTTAGATAATTGATTTACCCAAGGTAAATTAGGTAATTCCTCTTTTGTTGCTTTTGAGTAAGTCTCTAATTCCATTACGCCAATTGTTGTGGCGATTAAGTTGCGGCAACGCATAACGCTTGGCACGCTAATAGCTTCATCTCTTGATACAGATTGAAACGGTGTGAACTGTGAATAATAATTGAACGGGTCAACTACAACAGGTGGGGCTAATTGCGCCTTAATTGTTGATTTATCCTCTAACCCAATTAAGTTGCGGAAAAATCCCATGTGAGAATTATATCACAATAACTAGACATAAATCTGAGGAACTGATATAGGTTTTGAAAGCATGTGGACACACATTGCAGTTGCAATGGCAGCTGTAACATCACCAGCAGATTTTCTACGGACTATTCGCCAACCTGCGTCATTTGTTTTCATTGCGCAGTTATTCATTGAGTTAACCCACTCGGGTTGACCTTGGTGAACTAGACGGAGGTTACTGAGGGCATCAGATAGTTCACCACAGGCTTGGTAGAAGGCTTGTCCCGAGATATCTACCAATTTATGCCCTGATTGAGTAAGTCTTTGAGCAATACTAGCAGTAGCGTATTTGTCATAGCCGATATTGATTGGTCTGTATTTCATAGCCCACTCGTTTATTTGGCTTGCCATCTTGATTTCGTCAATGGCTACCTCACTTGTGTAAGTCTCAATGACTCCAACGCCTATTTTGCCTTCAGGGGTTATTTGTGCGCCCACTAATGCACCTGATCGCTTACTCGGGCTAACATCAAAGGCTAAGACTGTCATAGTGCCAATAGGTAACAAAAGGTCACCTTTTGAACATGCTTCGATTGAGCCAAATGTCCAAGGTGATACTTGGCTGTCTATCCAAATGCAGAAAGTCTCAGTTAATGTAGCTTCTATTGAGTTTGTGGCTATTGATTCCTCAATGGCTTCTAAACTGACTGTATGACCAATAGCAGGATTAGCCTGAACCCAAAACTTAGGATTGTGTATTTGTTGCCTTGCTTCCATTGGGGCTGAATATTCATAAAATCCAAATGTTTTGCTTGGCGTTGATAATGCCCGTTCTCTCATGTCATTTAAGACTGTGCTAAAAGCGTCACCTGCGTTACTGGTCAGTAATGTTTGGCTATTAGGTCTCGCTCTAGTTACTGGCACAGCTGCCTTGAAAGCTTCCTCAGATACTTCTCGTAATTCGTCTATGTAAAGCAGGTCTGCGGTTTTACCACGAGAACCATCTCGTGTAGCAGCTACGATCTCATACCTTGCGCCATTAAGTAATGTGATTGATTCTTGACCATTGGCGTATCTAATCTGTCTAACTTGCGCTTTTAGAAATGGGTTGTCCTCAATAGTGTTGGCAACCTGCCTAAATGTATCTAATGCCATATTTCGGTTAGATGACATGGCAACTATGTTCTTTTCGCCAAATAAAAACAGACCAGCAAGGATTCGCATGCGGGCTAAGTGGGTTTTGCCATTTTGACGAGCTACAAGCACTAATGAGGTCTTTCGGACGAACATATCGTCCTTATCAACCTTCAACATATCCTCTAGTACAAAACGCTGCCAAGGTAGCAATGGCATGCCAATTCTTTCTGCCAAATCAGCTACTTCATCAATTCTTGAGCGTCCTTTTAGCAAGGGACTGTGAATACGAGGCTTTATAGCCCCTATAAGCGGTTTTTTCTTTGCCCCTCGTACCTTTTGACCCTTAGGGGTCTCAACGGGGCTTATATCGGCTGTCATTGGCTGGAAAAGGGTGACAAAGGTTGTGTGACCGTCGTCTCAGGGAGAGAGG